ACACCAGGCCCCGCACGCTCACCAAAAACAGCCATAAGACGTGCTGTGTCACTAGCCAAGGGGCCGAGTTGTCGGAGAATATCGGTTAAAGGGAGGAGCTTTCCATGAGCATCTACAGCACTAATACCAAATTCATCAAGGATTTCTTTTGCTTCGTTTGACGGACTCAATAAGCGAGTGAACATTCCACGTAGGGCGGTCCCACCAAGCGTCGCCTGTAAACCGGCATTGCCCAATAATCCTATAGCAGCAGCAGTTTCTTCGATTGTTACCCCTGCCGAGGCAGCAATAGGCCCAACAAATTTAAAAGCCTCCCCAAGTTGAACAAGATTTGTATTTGTGGTCGTAAAGGTATTGACCAAGACATCATTGACCCGAGTCAAGTCCTCCGTATTTAAAGCGAAGCCAGTCAAAATATTTGAAACGATATCTGCTGATTGACCGAGACCGAGTTGTGCGGCAGCTGCTAGTTGCAAAGTGCCTTCTAAGGAAGACAGAGACTTCTCTGCACCGAAACCTGCCATGGCCAAAAAGCCCAAAGCATCAGCAGCTTGTTCTGCTGAAAAGCGCGTCTCTGCGCCTAGTCTACGTGCTTCTGTTGAGAGCGCCGCCATTTGTACTCGCGTTGCTCCTGACACAGCTTGAACTCGGTTCATGCCCTCCTCAAAATTACCGGCAGTACGGAGAACAAGAACACTAAGAGCGGTAAGGGGAGTCGTCAGGTACAACGACATATTCCGCCCAGCTGACTGCATTGTTTTTGCAGCGCGATTAAGTGAACCCTGCATCCTCTGAGTTTTTTTATCTAGATCAGTGGCAGCATCACCCACACCATCAATAGCTTTTTCGGCAAGACGGCCCCCCGTCACCGCCCCTGAAGCATCTATCTTAATAGTAAGAGTACGTGCCATGCTACTTTGTATTTCGCCGTTGTTCGGCCTTATCTGATTGCCACTTTAAATACACGCCATCCATTGCTAGTACTTGCCTGAAAAGAATGTCTTGAAGAGTGTGTTCTCGGATGCCGAGCCATTGAAGATGTACTAAGATCTCACTGGGGAGAATCCCTGATACACCTCCCATACCACTCACCACTCGACTCGAAGTGAGTACCCAGAACGTGTCCCAAGGAATCCTCAGATGGACATCTAACTCAGGTCGGTCCTGTAGCATCCGAGGAATCGCTTTTCCTTCTTCTTCGAGTTCTTCTAGCCAGTCAACGTCCTTACCATGTTCGAGTTGCCAGGTAAGGACCTCGGTAAATTTTCAATGTCTTCTTCTAGTTCTTCTGCGCGGTAGGAAGACTCATCTAAAGCGGCATTCACAATCTCATCAAAGATCCAACGATATTCTTCCTTCCCTAACAAGTCCTTTGCATTCCCTTTGGAGTAAGGGAATGCTGCCCCTGGAGACTCTTCAATATCCCTCCAGTCAAGCAGGATGGTGTCTAAGACAAGCCGGTAGTTCATCTCCTCAGCAATCTCTGGAGGAACAGTCCGGCCTTTAATATGCTTCCGCCCCGGAGCGGGGCGGCGATACTCCTGTTGCAATTTCGTCTGTAACGAGCGGAATGCCGGGTTATCCCAGCGTGCCACCAGTACCTCCCCACCCTCTGAAAGCATTACCCAACGCCCCTCAGAGCTGACTGCCGCATTGATCTTTGCGGCTTGCAAATTCAGAGCCATACAGAATCCTTTATTGAGTTATCCTAGGCCGCAAACTTATCGACCTGGATAGTTGTCCCCGAAGCGGGGTCGCGGTACCCTTCAAAAGCGAGTGAGACCATCACGTCCTGGTTCTGACCGCCGGCATTAGGATCGCCTGTCAGTTTCACAGCGGGGAGGGTAAATACGTAGCGGTTGCCATCATCATCTGAGACTTCCCAGGACAGGGCCACCGTCGTATGAGCCAGAGCATCTGCATACAGAGTGGCATCCTCGAAATACGCCTCTAGGGTGCCGTCTACAACAAATGTCCCGTCATTGATTTCAGCAACGGTCGTACTGCCGATTTTGTCCGGTGCACGAAGACTGCCGTTTACCGTGAAGGCAATAGATCGGATAGCCGTAGATAGAGTGACGTAGTCTTTCATGATCGCACCCACATCTGTCGAGGCGTTCATGACATTGTTTGTAGACGCAACCGTGCTGGCTCCGTCTCCAATCGTGGTCGCCTGCTGAGTCAGGTCCTTTGCCATCCAGTTAAACGTACCGGTGATGATGGCGCGTGAGGTGAAGTTCATGGACAGCTGCGACATGCGCGCACCCGTTTCGTACTTGAACCGAGTAATGTCATTGAACTCTTGTTCTAAGAGATAGCTGATTTCTGACGTGCCTAGCTCTAAGTGCCCATCGCCTTTGATGGTCGCTGTCGAATCAGCTTCTGTAGAGAGCGGACCATTGACGACAATGGTGTTGGTATTAACACCTGAAATACGCCAGCGTCCGTTGTTTGCAGCAACAGAGGCCCCGGAGATTTCAATCCACTGACCGACAACAAAGTTCTCCAGGCTAGGACCACGGATCGTATTATAGGGATCAGCCTCAAAAGAGAAATTATCGGTGCTACCTGCCCCTGTATAGGTAAGAGCAGCACTAAAGGTGTTCCCGAAAAGGCTTTCCATTGCCCATTCGAGTTCGCCGTAAATCAGCTCAAATCCAAAATCACCCGTAGCGCTGAACCCCGTTTGGATGATGTCTGTGACTTGTCTGTCTGAACGAATAATAGCAGATTTAGCGGTTGTTTTTCCCGAATTAAAATTCGCCGAGGTTGCATTGAATTCGGTCATTGCCGGAGTGGATGGTGTCTCCCCCCACGATGCCTCGGCTGTGGTTTTGCGCCGCACTTTCATACGATCTGACGCAGCAATTGCCATAACTCATCTGTACTTCCCCCACACCAAATCTTAGGTAAAACGGTCATCCCGCTGAAAGTTTGTGACAAGATTCAGCTGATACCAGCCGGTCCCGTCGGGCCCAATTTCTTCTACATTCGGCTCCCAACAGCGGATCGTTCCGGTTGCGCCCGCTGCAAAACTCACATCACGCCATATGCTGCCTACACTGTCAGCATATTGGTATGCGAGTTCGGTCCCTGATTCTTCAGGAACAAAGATCTGATTGATGAGCGTGTAGTTGTAGCGCCGGAGCGGCACTGTCGTACCGACTGAGGCACGGCCGCCTTCGCGGTTACCTCGAATCGAAAGGGTAATCCATGCGGGAACAGCTGCATTGCGGCTCGGTTGCACGAACGGGACATTTTCCCATCGGATGGGAGTCGTTGTCCAGTTAGCCTCAAGGCGCTGTTCTATCGCATCTCTAACAGCATCAAAACCCACCGCTCGTCCATCATCCCTACCCTACACCTTTGAGTAACAATGCTTCGAGTTCCACGTCCACACTGGCCAGCACTTCCGCGACGGCCATTTCTACAAATCCAGCTGGAGCCTTTTGACTCCAGCCGTCATTAAGTCTCTGAATATACGGTAAGCCATTCACAATGTACAGAACAGCTGCCCCTTCAACGTTTCGCTGTGAAGTAAGCCCTTCTGGCTCAGTAGGGCGAGCATATGTCCCGGGGGGCTTGACGCCTACCGCCCTCTCGCCCGGATTTGTCCGCCGAATACGCCAACTGGCTCGTGCCCGTCCAGACAGGACAGGCGTCTCTTCTGTAAGGCGTCCCCAGACGTCAATAGTCACTTTCCTAATGACTGTAGAAACCTCGCTATCAAGAGCCTCCGCCAGTTTATTCAGGCCCGCAGCGAACTCCTTACCTGTCATTATTGTCTCACTAGGCAGGTATACGTGGCCCCTGCTGGATCGGCTACTACAGGCCCTATAATCCGCCAAATCTCTACATCCCTAATCCGCGCTACCGAGGAATCTTCTGCTGTAAGAGATTTATCGACAACGATGAGATCTGTGTTGATACCCGTAACCTTCGCGATTCCGGTGTTACCGCTTTCTGCGGCAAAGGCTGTATGTATCCACTGCCCTACAGCAATACTCCCTAGGCTCGCGCCTCGAATAGCGTTGTATGGATCGGCTTCAAACGAAAAGTCATCTGCTGTCCCTGCCCCGGTATGATCAAACAAATCCCCAGAAACACGGTGGATTTCTCCATCTTCAGTGGGAATAGTCGTTCCTAAGTCCTTTCCAAAGAGTACCACCTGTCGCTGTCGAATATTCACACCCTGCCCATCCACACGCTGACTACGGATATCAGACCATACGGCATCAATATCGGCAATGATTGTTGCTGTTTCTGTAGGAGTGGCTGAGGTAGCCGGAGCATACGCCGTTGCGGTGATTTTTCGATAGGTCACCACCTCTACCACGTCCCCCAGGGCGTTAGCTGCCGCTTTCGCCACATTCTTAAAGGTGTCCTGGAGTCCCATGGCTTATCTTCTTTAGGCGCGCACCAGACGCGCCATGCTTGGACGCATTGAGCGAACCTCCCCATAAAAGCTAAGCATGGAACTGACGCTATCTGGGACGACGTGCGGGCGATCAAACTTATCAATGTTCGCACTCACCGCTCCGGCACTGAGGGAGGAGAAACCCCTAGTGTCGGAGTCGGCTGTGCGATCGGACCCGAGCAGCCAGAATGCAAACTCTGCTTCTGCGTCCTTGAGGAACGCAGGAATTATTAAAGCGGAAAATTCTAATCCCTGACGATCCAACACGTCTATCCGAGGCCATAAAAGGGATTGAGTGCTTGTATTAGAGGACCCCTTCCAGCGCGTCCATTCATCCAGTAGTCGCGTAGCTGTCACAAGAGCGCGGTTCTTGTTATCGTCCGTGGCCGCTGTCCAATTCGTGTTATCTAGGCGACTGTCGTGATAGGTGTCTGCCTCGGCAAGCGTGCAGTATGTGTTGCTATCTGTCCCACCAACCGTCGCATCAAGTGTAAGCGCCATACCTCTGTTCCTTCCTCTAGCCTATTAGGCCGAGGATTGGGCCGGCTTGTCAAGCCACAGCCAACCGTCTTTCTGTCCATGATTTCATTTTCGTGCTCCTACTCGACTCGGGAGATTTCGCCAGTAAGGATGAGTCAGGTTCAACTTAATTCCCCGTCCAGTCATGCCTGACACATCTTCTTGCCAACTCTTAAAAGTCTTCCAACGATCCCCTTTCCAGTGGTCCATGTACGAGGCTAGAGGACTTGCTAGCCAAGCATGCCCCTTAGGAACATGCGGTGTCAAATCGTGACTCGTAATCAATCCCGCACTTTCTTGACGCTTACGGAGCCAGTCAAAAACAAAACTGTCGTGCTGTTCAGGTAAATCTAGAACTGACCCAGAACGATAGAGTGCTTCCAAAGCAAGAGGAAAAAAAGGTCGTGTAGCAAGACGCGTATCCATCCCCCAACAGCCACACTCGGAGTGAGTATAGGCATGGCGACTCAAGTAAAAAAGAAAATGTCCGTTAAAAAGTGAAGGGAAAAAGTCTGCGGGTATGTCTTCAAAAATGAACACGTCTGCATCCAGCCATATCAGATACTCGGACCGGCAGTGAAGGGACGCATGTCCTAGCGCAAAGACTTTGTGAGCAAACCGTCGAACATCCCGCCGATAATCCTGAATATTCTGCGTAGTATGGTCATTCATAAACTCTCGGTAGGCAGCATATTCAAACGGGTCTTGCCACTCCCAGTGAGCAGGCCACTTTCCCTGTTGCCCATTGCTCTGCCCAACTCCACTTTCATCATAGACCCAAACATCGATGGATTCAGGAAGATGGCTTGCCCACGAACGTAAACACAGCCGAGCATACCGCTCCCAGAGCGTATGATTGAATGTCGTAACAAGAGTTACAGTGTTGGTATCGTCCACATGAACACCTTATCTGCCCGCATCTCCAGTTCCAATTTCATGCCCATCTTTTCCAGGTATCTCATAGGCTCTTCAGCTGTATGCCCAAAACGCTCAGGAGGGGTCTTTCCTACTTCAAGCATAATAACAGGCCGACACCGCAGAATCGTAGCATAAGCCCCTATGAGAACATCCAGCTCGGCTCCCTCAACATCAATCTTGATGAAGTCACAGTGGGATAAATTCAATTCATCTAAGGTAGCGACAAGGACTGGCCCGTTTAGGCCAGATTGCATGAAACGTGCGCCAGTATTCCCTTGCCGCTTGGGCAGCGGGTCCGCCAACATCCGTCCTCTTCCATGGGACCTGCCTACTGCCACATTGTGAAGATGCACCGTTCCTGGCACGGCTGCTACGTTCTTAACCAAACATGCATAGTTAGTCGGATCAGGTTCAAAAGCGTACACCTCAGTAAACTGTTCTATCATGACTCGTGTCCACAACCCAACATGCGCACCAATGTCTATCGCCACATGCTTCGTCGGGCAGTAGCTCATCCCCGCCCATAGGCGTTCAATAAGATAATTCCCGGTCTTTTCAACCGTCTCCCTGAAATGCGTGTCGGATGCAGGAAGCCAGATATTGTTGACCTGAACCAGATCCCCTGTTTTTGCGTCTATTTCCAGGCCCATGGAAAAATCAGGTTTTGATTCTGGCATAACAAGGCACTCCAAATCTGTTCTCGTAGCTCTTCAATATCTCCGCCCATTTGTTAGGCTTCCACACAAGCGTATTACTGTTCCCGCTACCGTCGGGGAAAGGTTTTCCTCTCGCATATGTACCCACAATAACCCAAACCTTCCGCTGCGCTAAGGAAAACATTTCTTCTAATACCCAGTCTATATCCTCTGGCGTCAAATGTTCAAGAACGTCTTTTGTCACAACATAGTCAAACGTCCCTTGAGGAGGCGTAGCCCAGACAGAAACCGCAGGATCGTATCCTGTGACTAAAGCAACACCAGGAACATCCCACGTCTGGTCTCGAATATACTCCCCCTTCCCACAGCCATAGTCTAAAACCGTATACGCTGCATCAGGAGGCACTTCCTCGCGCATCTGACGCGCACAAGGTAACCCGCGCCCTTTCCATTGCTTGATTTGGCCATGCCGATGCCACTCCGTATACTTGGCAATAAGCGCCTGACATTGAGGGCTTGGATGTTCTCTAGAGTATTTCATGTTGCTTATATGTTAGCTAAGAGGTCAGACGCTCCGCCACAGACGCAGCATCTGACCTCAGCTTCTGCTGTGGTGTAGGAAAATCAGCAGAAGGCGGTGATTCACGCTCGGACTTCGTCCTCCCACTCCGAGGTGAAATTAAATGATCCTCGATGGATGCCAGGAATGCCCATTGTATAATGAATAGCCTTGGGCAATTGGTCAGTCACACCCTGGGGTTCAAGATGGTTCCAAGCAGCCGGTAAAGAGCCAATATGTTGATCCAACACCCATTGAAATCGATGGAGATATGCCCCGGACTGGGAGTTTATCGTGTGAAGGGCTAACGTTCGGCTTGCTTCATGCCCACAGTTCCACAGGATGAGGCTACTCCAATTCTTCCGAGGATACTGTGCCTGAGGAATGCCCCCCATCTTTGTTGTCTCCTCTGGCTGGTAATTATGTTTGACAACCTGCACGGCATACCTTGAATCGCGCAGTGCCCAGAGTTCAGAAATGTCAGCCTGGAAGAGGAAGTCAGCATCAACAAAGAGTGCCCAGCCCTGGTAGCCACACAAGGCGGGGACCAGAAAACGAGTGTACGTAAACTCCGTCGAGGCACGAGGATCTCGGTCCCGGATATACAAACCGAGGGAACGAAGTATGCGTTGATCTAGGAGAAAGATTTGCAAGGGGTGGTCTGTTCGACGCCAAATAGACTTCTGACAAATAAGGCTAGCGAGCCCCTCGCCGCCGTCATACCCAATAAAAATGCGAATCGACTCCGTCATGCCGCCTGCTTTTTCTTTTCTAGCCGAACTCTCCCAGAGACGCGAATAATACGCGGCGTAGTCGCATTCTCCATAATCAGATTGCCTTTCAAGTCCTGGTCATAAACCTCAACCCAGCCCTCATCACTGTCTGCCTCACAGTAGTTATCAAGCAAAATTCCATTGAAGTAGACGGCAATAATGTCACTTTCTTTGCTATAATAGGGCGATTCCTTGTCAACTGAGATATGTGTTATCTTTTCCATTCGACACCGCCTTCTTCTCCCTCCTGGGTGTATCCATACGCTTTAACAAGATCCTCCCCGCCTCTTTCTTTCCATCGCTTATCAAGGTCAGGTGTCCAGATGTCTTGCCAACGGCTATGTTGAGGCTGATACGTTCGTGTCCCCCCAATCATCTGCGCCGCGATTGTTTCTGCGTCTATCTCAACCTCTAAAATGTCGGCTAGAACCTGAACATGTATTTCTCTGCTTGGCCCAACCATATCTTCAAAACGAAAGACGAGACGATGTCTTGGCCAATCCACAAACTGAGAGGCTCGCATAAAAAAGCGTGGCGTCATCATGTGCTCTAAAGATGTCCGTGCTTCTGTTGCAGTTAAAGGATTGTGACGGTATTGCCAGCGATATGCCGAAATCAATACATTTCGGGGATCGCGAATGATGCCGATAAACTGATGCTTGCCGATATCGGCAGGATAGGGGATATGCGTATAGGCAACTTCGTGCTCGCCAAGGGTACAGAATCCAGGGCCATACGGCTCGTGCCTCCATTCCCTTTTCGTCACCGTTCGGCTGAACTTATCAGGGGCAGGCGTCCAGCCCATCAACTCCACAGCGCGCTGTAGGAGACGAACACCGCTCTTTTGCAAGCCATTGCAGATTACACCCATATCATTTCCCCGTCGTGGCAGAACGATAAATCACTTGTAGAGTGTTACGTGTCCCGCTAATAGGGCGACACCCATGCCAGCTCGTAGCAGATCGGACAAAGCCAAGCATCGTATTTGGGCGGTAGGATACAAGCTGTGTGTTGGGCAGAGTATCCTCCGCTGCGGTATAAAGACGAGTTCCCAAAGCAGCGTGTTGGCGATTCTGCGCGAGGTAAAAGATAAGCGTTACGATCTTGCTCTTAGCATCCGTATGCGGAGCTAGGTAGTAGCCAGGCAAATCTTGAAAGAGACGAATGTCAATCATGCCGTAGTCAGGCAAGTCTAGCCGCTCAAACCTTTTCCGTACCCAGTGCCACAAGTCGTCGCTCCTCAATTCAGCATCCAATGCCCGCCAAATGTCGGAGTCTAAGGACCCGAGAGGACAATCTAGACGATGTGCCTTGCCCCGCTCATTCTTGATTTTGGCATCGTAGACCTCGGATGGGGGGATTGTCTGAAGAAGAAGCTGATAGTCTTCTTCCTGAAAGACATTCTCCGCTAAGACGTGAGGAAAAGGCTGAAAAATGGTATCTGTTACCCGTAATACGTCCCAATTCAGCATAGCTATTCTTTCTTATCTGTCCGCTTAACCGGCACAACATGACCAGAATAAGCGCAATCTTCTCGTTTTTGTCT